ATATTAACCATAGAAGGGCCAGTAGATAGAAATGGAGACAACACGAGGGCGAGAGTGCAGCCACAAGCAAAACCGGGGCTGGTATCCCGCCCTCTTACAATTCCATGGTGGCTCAGGGGAGTTATGGGTAACCTCACTGAAGGAACCGAAGTGGTATATACGCTGTTTGAGGACCAGACCGGCGTCATCCTCTCCAGAATGGATGGCAACTGGGAAGGTACCATACCGGGACCAGTTAAAGCAACAGGAAAAATCACGGTGCCAGATATGGAAACAGACGAGGTCTCCAGCTTTAACAGCCATGTCCATGGAGGAGTAATGTCCGGACCATCTAAAACCAACGGTCCAGAGTAGGGGTGATAGAACATGGTAGTAATAGCAAGCTGGAAGAATAAAAAATGGGAGGTGTCTCCCAACAAAATATATAACCTTGAAGGTTTCTCAACTTCTTTCAAACTAAAATTTGACCAGAATCAAGATAAAGAGGGCTCACCAGCCACAAATGTGAGAGGCAGAGAGCTGGTGCCTTTAAGCTTTGATGTAACTTTGAGTGATGTGGTAGGAATAAACGTTAGAGCAGAAATAGAAAGCTGGGCAGCACTTATCGGAGAGGCTGCCCCTTTCTATCTTGGCGGTAAACGTTTTGGCCCGGAGCTTATGCAATTGCAATCTGTAGACGTAAGCGATGTTATTATAGACGATCTGGGCAGGATCCGTTCCGCAAAACTTCGGTTAAATTTTGAGGAGTATGCAGACGAGGCGGCGAAGGCCAAGCCCGGGGCGACCACGACATCAACCAAGGATATAGGCCCAAGCTCGCAAGATAAGATAGCAAAGAAACCAGCTAATCCGCAGCTGGACCAAGCCACCACCACCGGAATAGAAACAGGTTCACGGATTAGGATCGTAGGCAATAACTATGCAACCGGAGAGCGGGTACCGCAATGGGTGAAAGACTCCATCTACACCGTGGCAAAGGTGAGTGGAGAAAGGGCTTTGATAAGCGGAATAAATTACTGGGTATATATAAAGGACCTGTCTCTGGCTTAAGGAGGGATGAGATGAGAGCAAGTGGAAACGGCAGGCCGGAGCAATGTGCAGCCAACCTGCTAAAGTTAACAAGGGGAGAGGTGCCTTTTGACAGACTAAAAGGCATAGGCTCCTCCGTTATTGATAACCCCACACAGGAGGCCTCCATCTCTCTGGAGGCGGACGCAGAGTGGGTCATAGAAACATATGAGCCGAGGGTAAATATTAACCAAATCAACGTAAGGGCTCTATTAGAAGCCGGTTCCGTAGAGCCAGCACACATGATAGACGCTGATATTATAGTTAAAAAGGAGGGGGTGTAAATGCCAGATGTTAACTTTATAAACATAAACGCAGATGATCTATATCGTCAGATAATGGAGGAATTGGAAAACGGAGTAGGAGAGCCCCTCTACCCCGGAGATGAGCGGCGTATCTTTGGAGAGGCCCTAGTCCCGGTGTTTTTAGCAATACTCAGCTCCGTCAACGATGCCGCAAGGCAGAAAATGCTTAAATATGCCAGAGGAACAGTCCTTGATGCACTAGGGGAGAGAACTAACACCAAGAGGCTAGAGGCTCAACCGGCCAAAACAATATTACGCTTTATAGTTTCAACGCCGCAGCCAACCAACATAATAATCCCAAAATGGACCAAGGCAACACCGGATGCAAATGTATATTTTGCTACTGATGAGGAGGCAATTTTGAAAGCAGGAACTTATTCCGTTGATGTTCCGGCTTCTAGTGTTACCGGAGGATCATTTAATAACGGGTATGCTCCAGACACTATTACTACGCTTGTAGATTTAATACCATTTATAAGTGGAGTTACTAATATCGTAACAACATACGGAGGAGATGATGGGGAACCTTACACGGAAGAAGGAGATGAACATTACAGAGAACGCATAAGGTTAGCTTCTTCCAAGTTTTCAGTGGCGGGCCCCCAAAAAGCATATATATATTGGGCAAAGACAGCAGATCCGGAGATTGAAGATGTTGCAGTTTTATCACCGTCAGCCGGAGTAGTAAAAATAGTACCTTTATTGAAAGGTGGTGAAATACCAGATGAAACAGTATTAAAAAAGGTTTTGGCTGTAACCAGTGCTGATGACATAAGACCACTGACAGATCATGTAATAGTGGAAGCTCCGGCTATTGAATATTATGACATAGAGTTAAAATATTATACTACTGCTAGCAATGAAGGAATAGTTATTAACAATATCGAAGGGCCCGGAGGTGCAATAGAAAGATATATCCAATGGCAAGATACCGCTCTTGGAAGAGATATAAATCCGGACCAACTAAAAAGATTTATATTATCGCCTACATGGGCAGAAGTGCCTACTGGAGCATTAAGGGTAGACGTTATAAAACCTGTGTTTACTCCTCTTACCAAAACCAAAGTAGCTCGATTTAGTGGGAACCTTATAGTAACGCATGAGGTGGTGGAAGAATGAGATTATCCGAAACAGACCTCATGAAATTAATACCCGTGTTTATGAAAAATGACAGAGCTGTTCAGGCTCTTGTCAACGGTATAAATCCCTTAATTCGAGCTATAGCAGCGAATATCAAAAAATTACGCATTTGGGACCAAATAGATGAACTGAGCGAAGCGGAATTAGACCAGTTAGCATGGGAATTGGATGTTGATTGGTATAATTATAAAGCTGATATAGCAACAAAACGAACTATAATAAAGCAATCAGATTTAATTCACGCAAAACGAGGTACTAAATGGGCTGTAGAACAGCTTATAAAGGCATATTTCGGAGATGGAGAAGTTAGAGAATGGTTCGAATACGGAGGAGAACCATATCATTTTAAGGTTATAACTTCTAATCCGGGAGTAACACAAGAACTGGCTGCCCAATTCAAAAGAGCCATAGACAGCTCCTCTAATATCAGATCGTGGCTGGACACTATTCTTATATCGCTTACAGGGGAAATGAAGTTAAAATATGGCCTCGGTTATCACGAGGTCACGAAAGAAATACACCAGCTAGGAAGGAGTGTTGAACTGTGAGTGCTTTAATTTATAACGACATTACAACACAGGGCCTAGCATTACTGGCCAAGGCCCAGACCGGAACGGAGATAGTATACACAAAGATTATACTTGGCGACGGGCACTTAAAAGAGGGCCAAAAACCCCGTGACATGACCCATGTTATAAATGGAAAAGTGGAAATACCAGTCACCAAGGTGGTAACGACAGGAGCTGGCACAGCAGTAGTCGGTGGAGTGTTTAACAACGACGACCTGCAACAAGGTTTTTATTACCGGGAGCTCGGCCTGTTCGCACTAGACCCAGACGAAGGGGAGATATTATATTCCTACGGAAACGCTGGAGATAATGCCGAGTGGATCCCGCCGGCCGGCGGACCCACGGTAATAGAAAAAAAGATCGATGTAATCGCCATAATCGGCCAAGCCACAAACGTATCGGCCTATGTTCGCACTGAAATATATGCAACAAAAGAGGAACTGGACGAGGTGCGAGACATAGCAGAAGCGGCTCATGATAATGCCGATATGGCCATTAGTATAGCACAGCAGGCACAGCAGGACGCATCAGCTGCAGTAGCAGCAGTAAATAGTCTCGAAGTCGAAGTAGCTAACAACAAATCAAAAATAAACATACTCTGGGATGCATTATTTTCGGATATTACAGGGAATCCATTCCAAATTATATTTAATAATTTAGATGGGATCGATTTAATCTCCGGAGTATGGAATGAGGCCCAAGCAAGACTTGAATGCTAATGCAGAAATTTTCGTGTCCTAGAGCTATTTAGAGACATGAAAGGAGTGAAACCTGATGCCACAACCAATAACGAACTTGAACGTAGGGGCGAAAATTAAATTTGGCTCTCTTTACAATCAGCCAATTGTATGGTTAGTTGCTGCAAAGAACCACACAGGATATCCGTCGGGAGCCATAACTTTAGTAACGGAACGTATTATTAAAATAATGTGTTGGGATGCGAAGGAACCAAGTAACAGTAACAGTGATCGACGGGACTATGGAAATAACAGATACATTTATAGCAATATAAGGAAATGGCTGAATAGCAAGGCTGGAGCAGGTCAATGGTATGAACCACAGCATGCAGCTGACGCACCACCAACAGAAGCTAATGTA